AGTTAGATGCTTTCATTCAAGAGATGCCTACAAAGTTTGGCTTACCATTGATTCAGTTTTTCAACAAGATAAAAGAGGAAGCTGATAAAGAATGAGCATACTTGCTGAGCTGTTTGAACAGGGAGCGCTATACGATGTGCTTTTAGATTTCGGGGAATCCGTTACTGATCGCGCACGCTCTAACATTCGCATCCAGCAAACGAGATTTGGCAAGAAGCGCAGAGCTAACACTACAGGCACGCTTGCAGCTTCGCTCTATTACGATGTAGATGTAACAGGCACACTGCCATCTATTGGCTTTGACTCATCAGCTGACTATGCTAAGTGGGTTGAATACGGAAGGCAAGGCAAGGAGAGCAATTACCCAGGCATAGATAAGAGATTTGCAGCAGGAGCAGCTAAGCCTCCTGTGGATGCTATTCTTAATTGGATGAATCTAAAGAAGATTAAGCTCAGAGCAATGGGTGAGACTGGCAAGATGACTAAGTTCGCTAAGAGCGCAGTTAACAAAGATGAGAAGCAGCGCTTGAGAGTGGCTAATGCAATGGCTAAGAGTATTGAAAAGAAAGGTATTGCTCCGCTCTACTATTTTAGAGATGCATATCTTGAGACACTACCTGAATACGCTGCTCAATTTAACGAGGCAATGGGGGATGCGGTCTATATCTATATCTTAAATCAAACGAGAAAACTAACTAATATTAAACCTGTCTAATAATGGCAATAACAATACATCAGCAGCCATACGTTTTTACTGCGCTAAAGCAGAAGCTTATTGTGGTGGCTACATCTTCAAACATAGGACAGCCTGGCTTTCGATATGTGATAACTGTTAGCAATGGCACTACTACTAATGTATTTTACGTGCAGCCAAATCTAAATGGAGCTTTAGTATTTGACCTTAATCCTGTAGTAGCTCAGGCAATGGATTTAGGAGTGAATAGCACTGATGCTGTAGCTTCTTTATTCGCATCTACAACAGTGCAAGATGCTGCTACATCGCGTAATATTTTAGGCATTAGCACAATTATTCAAGAGGGCTATGAGGTGCTTGGCTTATTTGAGGTGCAGGCTACTGAATATCCATTAGACGGCAGCGCATTAATCAATGCAGCGTTTCAGATTAGTGATGGCTTTAATCCTAATCCTGCTACACACTTTGCACTTACATCAGGTACAAGCTACATCATGAGTGATTTAGTCAGAAGCACCTATGCCTTAGATGATGTATTAACTAAGTACAGCTTAGGAGCTAATACGATTGGCATAACAGGCTTTGCTGATGACTATGGAGTGCTTACTATTCCTGCTGATGACGGCACAACTTTAACAGGGAATGCAATTGATGATATTCAGATAGTGCAATTCAATGCAGCAGGCACACCTATTCAAACTGATACTTTAGCTTGCGTAATTGCAGCAGGAACGCTTAACCATCTTCCACTACTTCCGGGTAACATAGAGGATGCGTTCGGCTTGCAAGCTACTTGGAATCACTACCTAATTAACTTTAGAAATAGTGGAGGTACTGCATGTGCACGATCAATAGCAGTCTTCAAGGCAGCAGATGAGTGCAGATTCGATAAGATAAGATTAGGATGGACAAATAGCAGAGGTGGATGGGATTATTTCAACTTTACTAAACGCTCTGAGGAAAATTACTCAATAGAGCGCAAGAGATATAGAAAGGTAGTAGGTAACTATGGTACAGCCGATGAAACAACTGCCTTTGATTTTAACACTTATGACCGAGGCATGACTGAGCGCAGTCCATTTGTAGAAAAGATGATGCGTATACGCACAGACTTCTTAACAGAGGGGCAATTTGAATACTTAAAGAATCTAATCTACAGCGAATCAGTTTACATGATTAATCCTGATGGCTCAGCTACACCAGTAGTAATTGAGTCTAACAATTATGTGGCTATTAAAACTCGCAGCTTCGCGAAAACAGATTTAGAATTAATGTTAAAATTTAGTAACGATTATAACGCATGAGGCCAACAGTAATTCTAACAGTAGCATCTAATGGAGCAGCTGTAGTAGTAGACTTATACGAAAACGAGAGCATTAGTTACTCGTCTAACTTTAATAGCATCTCTGAGTTTACTACCAGGGGTGCTTTCTCACGTGAGTTTAGAATACCCGCTACTAAGGCTAACGTAGATTTCTTCGGGCAGCAGTATAATGCTAATCTGCTTAACGATGATACCACACAAATCAATGTGCTACGCAAGATAGAGGCAACTCTTTCAGTAGACACTTTACCCATTGCTGAAGGTCATATCCAATTTAAGCAGGCCATTACTCAGCAGGGTAAGATGCATGAATTTGTTATAGCATTTTTTGGTGAGACTGTTGACTTAGCTCGCAGCATTGGAGATAAACTGCTCAAAGAATTAGACTACTCTGATTTAGACCATGATAATAGCTTTGAGAATGTTAATGCTATAAATGACAGTACCTTATTTGATGGCGCAGCTTGTTACACTTTAACTGATAGAGGGCAGAATTGGAGTGAAGATACAGCCATAGGCAGCAGAAGAATATTCAGCTCAGTTAATCCTATCTACACTGGTGAATTAACCTTAGCGCTTCAGGCTAAATGGCTTTTAAATAAGATTATTACAGAGGCAGGATTTACTTACAGTGGAGATACGTTAGATGAAGAGCTTGCTCGAATGTATGTTCCTTACATTACTGCTCCGCGCACTGAAGGATTAAGCAATGACGAGGCGAAGTTTAAGGTAGAATTTGCTACTGATACTGCATTTAATATCAATGTTCAAGGTGACCAAAGTAATTATTTTAAACAGCTTACAGGATGGACTGAAATAAGTGATCCATCTAACAGCTGGGCATCTAATGCTTACACTGCTCAAGGAAGTTTTCAAGCATCTTTTGAAATTGACTTAACTATTGAAGTAGATACTACAGGATATTCTGCCGATACTCAGCACGTGTACGATATCATGTGTAAGAGAGTAAGAGGTGGAACTGAATTATTTATACCATTTCCATTATCTATGGGAGTAGGCCCTACATCTTTGCAATATACGCAAGGTATAGGATGGCAGCCTACTACTCCTGTTAATCCATTTCATGTATATTCTAATTTTCAGTTAGATGTGCAGCAGGGAGATGTATACACACTTTATATTTTTGCTCATCAGGGAAGCTCTCAAAGCGTAGAAATTAAAGCAGATAGCTTTGCTTCATTTTATTACGTGAGTGGCTTAAGCTATGCCTACCCAGTTCAGATAGCACTCAATGCACCTGAGATGAAACAAGTAGATTACTTGCGCGACATTCTCAAGATGTTTAACGCTGTCTTAGTTCCTAATCCAAATCTGCCTAATGCAGTAGAGATTATTCCAATGGTGGAGTATTTGGGTAGCGGTGAGGATTACGATTGGACGAGTAAGTTAGACCTATCTAAAGACATCGTGCTTACTCCTGCATCTGATATCAGAAAGCGCTTACTTAAGTGGAGCTATAAAGAGCAGGGAGATTTCTTTAACGCTAAGTACAAGACAGGAGCGCAGCGCATCTATGGTGAGCTTCGCTTAACTGATCCAGGCAATGACTTCAGCACAAGTGATTACACTGTTGAATTAACTTTTGGAGCTTCACCTTGTGACCTTATTCCTAACACTAACTACATCATCCCAAAGTACTTCAATGAGAAGGGTGAGTTTATGACACCTGGGCCGCGCATTCTTTACCGAAGAGCTAACGAAGAGAGTGCTGTAGTTATGATTTACGATGAGGTAGCTGAAGAGGCGAGCTTTACAATCATCCCATTACTATCTCACTATGCATCCATTCCAACAGAGATAGGCACATCTGACCTAAACTTCGGGCAGGAGATTCCTCCGCATCCAATAGAAACAATACCACTGCACACGCTATTCGATAGATATTGGAGGCAGTATATTTCTGAGCTTTATGATTCAGAGCAGAAGATAATGGAGGCTTATTTTAAGCTGTCAGTAACTGATGTATTTGGGTTAAAGTTTAATGATAAGATTTGGGTTAAGGATTCATGGTGGAGAGTAATAGAGTTAACCGATTATATTGTAGCAGATGAGCAAGTAACAAAGTGCAAGCTTATTCGCTTACTTGATATTGGAGCGCTTTGCCAATACACACCATCTACTATTAACATAAGCACAGGAGCAGTAGAGTTTTTAGATTACGATGGAGATACAAGCTACGGATCACAAGAGTGCTGCGAGTTTTATGGCTATAATTGGAGCACAGTAAAAGGCAGATGCTACGCTACTACCACAACGAATGGAACAGGCGGTATAATTGGCTCACCAAATAACTCAGCAGGAAGCAATATCACCAACACAAGCGGTAATCAAAAGAGTGCTACCGGAATGGGTAATGTAGTTCGTGCAGAAATTGAGAATAACAACGAGCGCATTTTTGTTAGTGGCTTAGGTCATGGCATTAGTCCTAACAATAACTACAGCCAAGCAATGGGCTATCGTAACTTCATTAGACCTAACTTAGAAGGTACTACTGTGATGGGCAGATGGGCAGAGGCAGATGTAAGAGGGGTGCACTTTGGTGGGGGTACGTGGTGGGATGGTACAAGTGATTTCGGAACAACAATACCAGGGCGCTCACAACATGGCTTTATTCAGCTTATGGGTGTGGGTAATATGGTAAGCAATCCAACGGATGTAAACTTATTCATAGATGGTATTAACAATGGGCGCATAACTATGCCTACAGAGACGGTATGGAATCTAAAGGTGTATATCTCAGTCATGGAATATGACTATGGGGTTTCTGATTTCACAGGCAAGGTAGCAGCTGTTGAATATAGCTGCATGGTATGGCGCGATAAGGTAACACACTACTCAGCTACACCACATAAGATACATGAATTTACAAGTGGCTTTTCATCTAACACATTTGCTCTGCACTTGCCAATAGTTAGCAATAAAATAGCACCCCATGTAGAGTGCAAGCATACAGGAAAGACTGCTGTAATCAGCGCGGCATTTCAATACACACAATCTAAGTTCCAACGTACACCTATAATATGACAAATCCTTACGAAGATATTATCTATAGTATGACTTTACTACGCTCAGGAGTGCAAGGCAAGAGCAAAGAGTTTAAGCAGGCTGCAGGCATCTACCATGCAAGGCTGAAGGTGTGGCAAATAAGAGCTATTAATTACACTATACTATTAGGAGTAATCGGATTAATCGCATTAACAATTTATAGCATAGCATAATGGCAGCACAAGAAATGATATTAAAGCTCATCTTTAATGATGATGGAACTTTTAAGGGATTAGAAGAGATTAATGCTGAGCTTGAAAAGACTGATAAGAATACTCAAAAAGTAGAAGAGGCTACTAAGACTTTAGCGCAGCAGTATAAGATTCTTAAAAAGGAACAAGACCAATACGATCCAGGTACTGAAAAGTTCAATGAGCTATCTATTAAGATGGGTGAATTGAAAGATAGGATGAATGATGCAGCCGATGCTGTTAGAGGAAATACAGGGCCAGCTATCGAAGGTATGAGCAATACTTTCGGAATCATGGGTGACCAACTTAGTAACTTAGACTTTGAAGGATTAACTCAATCTATTCAAATATTCAGTGGTAATCTTGCGCGAATAGATGTAAAAGCTTTATCAGGTGGATTAAAAGCTATGATATCCGCAGGGGTGCAAGGCTTTAAGACTTTAGGCAGAGTGATTTTACAAAATCCTATTTTTCTTTTAGTACCATTAATTATAGGTTTGATTTCTTATTGGAAAGAATTTAAAGATTTAATTACTGGTGATGCTGCTATGACTCGTTCTTTGCAAAAAGAATTAGGCGCATTACAGTCTCAAAATGCAGCTATTAAAAATAAAATAGCATCTGCAAAAGCTTATGGAGATTCTTTATATCAGCAATATTTGTTATCCCAACAATTATTAGAAAATGAAATAGATCAGCAGAAAATTCAAATGAAAATTGCTCTTCTAAAAAACGATGCAGCAGCAGCAGATGAAGCAAGATTAAAAAGAGGGCAATTACAAGCACAGCAATTACAAGAGCAAACGCAGCACATAGCTGACTATTACAATATTATTAAAGATGCTTCTGCATTAACTAATGATAATTCAAAGAAAGAGCAAGAAAAAATAGAGGCTGCTAAAAAATACAATAGTGCCTTAGAAGAAACAAGAGCTAAACTATCTCAGTTAAGAGCTGATACTACTTTATCTTTAAGTGGAGTAGGTAATGCATTTGATATTAGCGTTTATGAAGATAATGAAAAAAGATTATTAGGTGCAATTGAGAAGAGTAACGCAACTGTAGATAAGGCTTATGCAGATGCTCAAAAAGCTATAATAGATGCAAGAAGAGATTTTGAATTACAACTACGTAACGAGATTTTAAAGACTACTGTTACACAAGATGAGTTTGAAATAGAAATGCTCAGACAGCAGTACACTAAAAAGTTAGAAGAGGCTAAAAAAAATAAAGCTTCTTTAAAATTAGTAGAAGAGTGGTACAACAATTCTTTAATAGAATTATTTACAGCGCAGAATCAAAGAGAGGCTGATTTAGAAGATGCTAAAAACAAGAAAAATCTTGAGAAGCAAAAGGCTTATAATGATGCTTATGCTCAAGCTATGGCTGATGAAGGTACTTTAATTGAGACTATTCAAGAAGGTATTTATGAGGCTGGATTATCTGCTCAAGACTTAGAATTAAAAACACTTAGAGAGCATTATTTTCAACTTATCACTGAGGCTGAATACTACGGCCAAAACGCACAAGCTTTAAAAGATAAGCAAGCTAAGGAAGAGTTAGCCATAACTAAAAAATATGCTGATGCAGAAGCTCAATTAAGAATAGATACTGTATCTCAAGGATTGCAAGCTTTAACTGCACTCAACGAGAGCTTCACTGCACGAACTGAGAAGACAGCTAAGAGACAATTCAATACTAACAAAGCGCTTAATATAGCAATGTCTTTAGTAGATACTTATGCAGCTATAGTTAAAGCGCTTAATTCACCTGAGACTGTTCCAACTTCTGTTAAGATAGCTCAAGCTGTTGCGGTGGGTGTAATGGGATTTGCCAATGTAGCTAAGATTGCCAAGACTCAATTCGGTGGAACAACTCCTGATACCTCAATGAATCAAACAGGCAATCCTGATAGCACTACTCAATCCAATGCTCCGGCTATTGACTTCAGCGGAGGGCAGTTTAATCCTAATGGCCCAGGTACTGTTGAGACTTATGTGTTAGCAGGCAATGTAGCCAATGCATTAGAAGCGAGACAAAAGATTATTGATCAATCATATTTATAGATTTTTTTCCACTAATAAAAAAAGCAATCACATGAATGATAAATTGAAGTTAATAGAATATGGCTTAGGCGAAGAAGAGGATAACATGGGGGTATACGCTGTGAGCCTTGTTAGTGAGCCTGCTATAATGGTAGACTTTGTAGCACTATCTAAGCAGAGCTTAATGTTAGCTCGCGTAGAAGATGGAGAGAAGCGCATGCTGTATGGCCCTGCCTTAATTCCTAATCAGCCTATAGTCCGTTATGATGGTAATGGCGAGAAGTATTACATCACTTACACAAAAGAAACAATAGAGCAAACTGCTCAGGAATTTCTTAAGCGTAACATGCACCATAACCACACCATTCAGCATGAGATGCCTGTAAACAACTTAACTGTTGTAGAGTCTTGGGTTACTATGGGTGCTCATGATAAGAGTATGAACTTAGGCTTTGAGCTTCCTGAAGGCACGTGGATGATAGGAGTAAAGGTAGATGATAATAAGACTTGGGAAGCTGTAAAGAACGGCGAGGTTAAAGGCTTTTCAATAGAAGGGTGGTTTACTCCAATGGCTGAAACTGAAGTAAAAGAGAAAGACTTAGAGAAGCTATTAGCTGAATTGGCTGAAGCGCTTGAAATGAATTTGTAATTTTTTCCACTAATAAATAATAACACATGAACATGATTCAAGACATTTTAAACAAGTTCGCTCCACAGCTTTCTAAGCATGGAGTAAAGCTATCTGTTGAAGAGACTGCTCCTGAAACTACTAAGGTAGAGATGATGGCAGAAGGCGCTTTGATGGATGGTACTATGATCTATTCACCAGCTGCTGAATGGGCTGAGGGAGTAGAAGTATTCGTAATGGATGCAGATGGCAATCCTTCACCTTTAGCTGATGGAGAATACACTTTAGATAACGGTAAGAAAATCGTTGTAGCAAGTGGTTTAATTGCATCTATTTCTGATGCTGAAGAGCCATCTACAGAAGTAGAGGTAACTGTTGAGCAGGAAGTGGCTGAGACTTACTCAAAAGAGCAAGTAGAGGGATTGTTGAAAAACGTAATCACTGAATTCGAAGCTAAGCTAAGCGCTGCTGAAGCTAAGATTACTGAGCTTTCTAAAGCACCTGCTGCAACTACTGTTAAGCAGTCGCGCCAAACTACAGCTCCAGCACCTTTAAACATTAAAACCATGAGCAATATCGAAGATAGAACTCGTGCAATCGTAGCTAAATACAAAAACAAATAATAAAATAAAAAAAACATGGCTGATAACTTGACCATTACTTCAACCTACGCTGGCGAATTAGCGCTACCGTACATCGCAGCTGCTGTCCTTTCAGGTGACACAATTGCAAACAACTACATTACCGTAAAGGAAAATGTAAAATACAAAGCAGTACTTAAAATCTTGGCTTCAACAGGATTAGTTCAACCTGCAACTTGCGACTTTGACAACTCAGACGCTGCTCTTACTCTTACAGAGCGTGTACTTACTGTTACTGACCTTATGGTTAATGTACAAGTTTGTAAGGCAGAATTCACAAAAGATTGGGAAGCTGCTCAAACAGGACGTGGCTTCATCAATGATGTTGTTCCTGCGAACTTCGCTGACTTCTTAATTTCTCACTTGGCTGCTAAAGTAGCACAAGAGATTGAGTGCAACATTTGGAAAGGTAACTGGCCATCTTCAGGATTCACAGGATTCAATGGTCTTCAGTATTTGATTGATGCTGGCAAAGGTGGTACACCTGATGTTGACTTCGCTGCTTCTTTAGATGCTACTAACGTAATTGCTAAATTGCAATTGTGTACAGATGCATTGCCTGCTACATTGGTAGGAAGCCCTGATTTGAAGATCTACGTTAACCGTAAGACTGCACAGTTATACCGTCAAGCTTTGGCTACTGCGGGATACCTTCAGACTTTCCAAGGCACTGCTCAGTTCCCACTTACCTTCAACGGGTACGATGTGTATGTTTGCCCAGGTATCTCTGATTCAGTAGTTATCTTATCTACTCCTGCTAACTTAGTTTTCGGAACAGATTTATTGTCTGACCAAAACGAAGTTAAGGTTGTAGACATGAGCTTCACTGATGCTTCAGATAACGTAAGAATGGCTATGCGCTTCCGTGCAGGTGTTCAATACGCTGTACTTGGTGACATCGTTATCGGATTCGATAACTAAATAATACTCCTTTGTTAAAGAGTGGGTATGCCAAGAGCTGCCCATTCTTTGCAAAGAATATTTTAATTAATAAATAAAAAATAACTATGAGCTGTCTAACTACCGCTGGCATATTGATTGCATGTAAAGAAGCAATCGGTGGCATAAAAGCCTTATACTTAGGGGATTACGCTACATTCTCAAACACTGCTACTATTAATGGAACAAGTAATTTAGTTACTGCTCTACCTGCAGGAGATGTTTACGAATTTCAATTACCTAAGCACACAGGATCATTCACTGAAGAAGCTGCTATCAGCATCGAGAATGGTACTGTATATTACACACAAACAGTAGTAGCTATGTTTCATGGCATGACTGCTGCACGTTCACTTGAGCTTCAAAACATTTCTAAAGGTCGTAACGTATTATTTGTAAAGGATAATAATGATAACATTTGGATGTGTGGTTACAAAGATGGAGTAGAGGTTACAGCCTTCACTACAGCAAGTGGCACAGCCAAGGGTGACATGTCAGGATATACAATTACCTTTACAGGCGAAGAGAAAGATAAAGCTTATTTGCTTGATGCAGATGGCGGAGATAACGCTTGGGATAACTTCCCTGCAGTAGATGTAGTAACAGCAACTCTATAAGTAAATTTGAGCTATCTTTAGCCAATGATTTACTTACTTAAAAATACAGCAGCACAGCTCCTCTACTTGACTCTCAAGGAAGGGGAGCTTTTGCTTGCTAATCCCTATACTAATTATCTGCTCGAATTAACTAACGAGCAAACACTTCAAAAGCTTTACGCTATCCCTACCAAGATAGCAGAGAATGATAGGTATACTACCATTCGTATTGGTACAAATGCCAATACACCAACAGCTGCGAGCCTATTAATTAACTACCCAGCAAGGTTTAGTTATATTGTTTATGGGCAAAATAGCAGCACTAATTTAGATCCTACAAATGCTGTTGTAGAGGGAATCATAGAGAAGGGATATTTGATAGTAGAAGATATTACTACTCCCCGATTTACTGAGCCTGATTTAACAATAGATAATGATATAGCCTACAATGGATAAGATAACACACTCAGCACCAATGTTAGTTAATCTTGGCGCAGCAATGCCTCAAGAAGCTAACGAGAAAGAAACTCCAAAAGGATGGGTGACTTTAGGCGAGGCAAATTCCTTCCCGAATTATTTGATAGATTTATACTATAGCTCTCCTGTTCACTCTGCTCTTACTATGAGCATAGCTTTCATGATTGCAGGAAAAGAGATTAGAAGTAATAATCCTGCTGCTCAGCGTGAGATAGATAGACTTAAATTAAACACTATCCGTAGACCAATTGCATTGGATGCTAAGATGCAGGGAGGCTATTACTTAGAGGTAATTTGGTCAGTAGATAGAAATAGTATAGCTAAGATTAATCATCTTCCTTATGAGAATGTAAGATTAGCTGTGGCTAATGATGAGGATATTATACCGGGTATCTACTACTCAAAGGATTGGAGTGATATGCGCAAAAAGAAAAATGCGCCTGTATTTATTCCGATGCATAATCCTACCACGAAAGCAGATGAGCCTTCTCAAGTGCTTTTCATTGGAGTAATGACACCAGGTAGTGCTTACTATCCGAAGCCTGATTATTACAGTGCTATCAATTACATTGAAATCACAAGAGAGATAAGTGAATTCTACCGAGCTTTCTTGAGTAATGGAATGGCTCCAAGCTATTTCTTACACATGAACAACGGCATCCCTGATCCTGAGGAGCAGATGGCTATCCGCAGAAATTGGGAGACCATGGTGGGTGCAAGAAAAGCAGGTAAGGTTGTATTCACATTTAATGAGTCAGCTGATAGAGCACCACGTTTAGACCTTGTGCCTATGAGTGATGCGGATAAGCAATGGATGGAGTTAAGCACTCAGTCAAGAGAGAACATCTTAGCAGCTCATCGCGTAACTTCACCTTTACTTTTTGGCATTCGTGATGCAGGAGGATTAGGTAGCAATGCAGACGAAATGAAGCAAGCTTATCGCATCTTCAACAAGAATATCATTGAGCCTTACCAACAAATTATAACTGATTCACTTGAAGAGATATTTAAGGGTATGGGTATTGTTGCTGATTTATACATTGAGTCTAATGATTTATTCAGTGACGAAATGGATGCGGCAATAGCAGCAACTACACCAACAACTGTTGCAGATAATGCAACAACTGACACTAACACAGCTGCACCCGTAGCACCAGCAGGAGCTTCAGTAAGTGATGTAACTTACAATGGTGCTCAGATAGCAAGTGCTTTAGAAATTGTAGCAGCTGTTCAAACAGGAGCATTAACTAAGGAGCAAGCAATTGTATTCTTAGTTCAGTTCTTACAGCTTCCAATAGATGTAGCTACTGCTATGTTCACACCTTCTGAAGGCAGTGCTGTAGCTAAACTATCTGCTCAAAAAAAAAAGACTAATTTAGAGATTCCTGAATCTTTTGAGCCGACTAAAGAAATGGCTCAAGAAGCTCAGAGAGGTTTAGATATGAGAGAGGAGTATGGCAGAGGAGGCACTGAGGTAGGAGTAGCAAGAGCAAGAGATATTAGCAATATGCGTAACTTATCTTATGAGACCATTACACGCATGTACAGCTATTTTGAAAGACATGCTGTAGATAAGGAAGCAGAAGGATTTGAAGTAGGTGAGCAAGGCTATCCATCTGCAGGCCGAGTAGCATGGCAGTTATGGGGTGGAGATGCAGGAAGAGACTGGGCTACTGCTATTTACAACAGATATAAAGCTGAGCTTTCTTCTGAGCCACAAGAGAAACCAATCTTTACCGAAGAGGATGAGAATTGGTGGTGCGAATTCTTAGAAGATAAGGGCGAGATAGTAGACGAAGAGGAGTGGGAATTGATAGAGGCTGAGCCTGTTAACTTAGCATCAGTTAGAAGCTACTCTGATCCTGATAAGCCATCTGAAATGGATAGCGGATTGTATAAAGTGAGATACGCATACTCTAAAAATACAAGCTCTAAAAGTAGAAGATTTTGCAGACAAATGGCTAATGCTGCACGTAATGGATTTGTTTATCGTTACGAAGATTTACAAGCTATGGAGCGTGATACCAATGAGCTTAATCCAGGCTTAGCACAAAGAGGCAGCACTACTTATTCAGTCTGGTTATACAAGGGCGGAGTTAACTGCAAACATGCTTTCGAGCGCAGAGTTTATTTCCGTAAAAGAGAGAAGGGCCGATTCATTGCAGATAATGGCTTAGAATCTTCTAATCCAATCTCAGTAGCAAAAGCAATACGTGCAGGTATGCCTTTGAAAGATATAGCTAAAGACTTTGCTACAGCTAATACACGCCCGTTTGACATGCCTGATAATGGCCGAGTTAATCCAATCTAATTAAACATAAAACACAATGGCAATAGCACCCGAAATATTATTCATTAACGAAGAGTTTTTAAAGAAATACACTCAGCTTAATGAGGCTGTAGATACTAATCTTATTCGCCCTGCTATTTACTTAGCACAGGATAAGTATATTACTTTGTGGTTAGGTACTAATCTTACAAACAAGATTAAAAGTGAGATAGAGAATGGCACTTTATCAGGTGTTTATGAGACTCTATTAAATGAGTATATCGTTAAGCCTACAGCGTGGTGGACGATGGTGGAATTGTATCCAATGCTGATGTATAAGCATGACAATGGTAACTTAGTTACGCGACAATCTGAAAACACTACAGCTATTACTCAAGGTGAACTTGCAAGCTTGAGAGATATGGCACGTGAGAATGCTAATTACTACACTCAGCGTTTAGTAGATTATTTATGTGCTAATAATTCAGACTATCCGGAATACAGTAACAATACAAGCCCTGATATTACACCTATTCGTGTAGTTAACAGGCAGAGTCAAATAGCTTTTAGCAGAAGTATGAATAATATGGAGAGTCCATGGAGCAGATTTAATGTGCGAGACTTTACTAACTAAATATGAAACTAACAAAGGAAGAGCAAACACGCAAGGACTATGAGAAAAAGCTCAAGGTCTACTTAACTAAACGCGATAAAGAACTACGCAAAAATGAAAGCACCAACAATCGAAGAGCTTAAAGCTCAATTTACAGAGCTTGGCTACAAATGGCCATCTATTCACATAGTAGGAATTAGAAGTAAGGCTAATATTCCTAACCAATTTGATGACCTTATCGGATTGGTGCAAGGTGATCAGGTAAATTGGTATACTGGCACTACTAATCCAGGTACTTTTTGGCTGAACAATCCTATCAATTCTGTAGGCACAGCAGTACTTAAGTGTGGGCAGTACGTAGATACTTATGTTATAGGCTTGCATCAGGGAAAGTACACTGCTTTAAAGCAAGCTAAGAAAGTTACAGTGTATAGAGATGCCGATAAGGATAACGTTGCTGAGGAGCAGGGTAAGGAAGATACAGGCTTATTTGGAATTAACATCCATCGCGCTAATGAATCTACTGAATCAAAAAATGTAGATAAGTGGAGTGCGGGATGCCAAGTGCTGAATAGTCCTAAGCAGTTCAAAGAGCTTATCCAAGCTTGTATCAAATCGAATAAAAAAGCGTTTACTTACACTCTATTAAAAGAGCAATGAGCAACAATCAGCAACAGATAGCAGAGGGAGTTACCGGTACAGTTAGCAGTATTTTATTATCTGTGCCTGCATGGATGGTAGATGTAGAATTTGCACTAAAGATATTTTGTCTTTTGTTATCTGCAGCTGCATCCATCTTCACCATCTATAAGATGCGTAAGAAGAAATGAAATGGCTTAAGAGCATATTCAGTAACGAGTCAGATGCGAGCTCTAAGCGAGTGGCTTCTATACTTGCTTTACTTGTATGCATCAACTTAAGTTACATCGGCACATTCACTGAGTATAAGACTCCTGAATACATGTTTGACGGTCTGCTTATTTTAGCCGGTGGAGGATTAGGATTAACTGTGATAGAATCTATCTTTAGCAATAAAAAGAAAAGCAATGACTCAACAAGCCAAGAATCAAATTAAGGGAGCAGCAGTTATAGTAGTAACAGTAACCATCTGCGCTATTATGCAAATAATGTATATTGCTTTAAAGGATAGCAAAAAAGCTATTGAAGGTTATGAGCGCAGAGCTGATAGAGCTAATCATGTTATTGATTCTTTAGAAGCTACTAACGTTCAGCGCATGCTTCAGATACAGGAACTTAACCAACAGTTAGAACGTAATACAGCAATTTATGAAGCAAACATTAGCGCTATTGATTCTCTTGATAAGCATGGGCTTCGCAGAGCCATGCACAATTTACTCTCAGAGCTTACAAGCGAAAGATACCCTGGTCAGCTTAACGACTGAGCAAGTAAGAGCACTGCTCAAGCTAAAGGCCGAGCGTGATTATCTGAAAGGGCAAGTAGGCTTATTATCAAAAAGTGATAGTATTGCATCTTTTGTCATTAAGGATCAGCAGAAATCTATTGATGCCTACAGCGTAGCTAACGAGCAGAAAGCTCAGCAGTTAGTAACGGTCCAGCAAGAGCTGTATAAAGAAGCTGCACGCAAAGAATCTTGGCGCAGTGCTGCGCTTATAGGTATTCCTATCTCATTCGTGGGAGGTATTATCTTCACTCTACTTTTCTAAGCTAACAATTATTTGTTAATAACTTTGCTATAATTAGTAAGGTTTCTTTTGCTTTTCTAAAATATCGTAGTACATTTGCTAAAATTAAATCAATAAGCAAATGAAAAAAGCACTACTCTTTCTCGCGATGATTATCGCAGGCCTACTCATCGGAGGATCATTCGATGCAGACACTCAAGAATTAGAAAAAATAGAAACCAATTTAACAACTAAATAATCATGAAAAAGCTATTTGAAATCGAAGAGCAATCTAAGTACGATGGCATACGCTACTACTTAAAAATTGATGGATGCTATCACAAGTCATTTAACACATTTGAAGAGGCAGAATCTGCATACAATGAAGCCATTGCATGGGTGCCTACTAAGACAATCTTATTAAGCAAGGAGGTAGAGTTATGAAATTCCATGTAACAGTAAACCCATTAGACGAGGTAGCTATCTCAATGGCCGAGCGCTTAGGCACTCCTAACCTATTCATAGCAGACACTTGGGAAGTAGCACAGCAGATGTTACCGCTACTTATGAAAATCTACAAGTTCGATTATACACCAGTATGGATCAATGAGTATAACGAGCATGCACTTTATGAGTGGGAAAATGACGAGGTGGTAATTAGTATAAAGAAAGTTTAGTATATTAGCAACTTAATTAAATAATCAATATCATGAATAAACCAAACAACATAACCGGTAAGGTTATCGTAAGTCGGTGGGATGCCGAAGCTTGCGGATGGAAGCTGTACACATCAGCCCATGACTACTCATTAACTGATTTCTCAACTGCTAAAAGGCATGGTGAAGTAATGCCTGACGATGGTACTTTCTTGTACCAATTTGAGAGCGAAGGCGAGAGCAATGTACATGACTATTTTATGAGTGACCGCTATGTTATCTGAACGCTACAACAGCAAATTCATTTGCGTAGAAAGCTCACTACCGGGAGAGGAGTTAGAGTTTAATCAGCAAGCCGAGAAGATAGTCTATGAATCTTGGCGCTCATACTTTCAAAATAACATACATGAGTTATACGAGAGAGCCTAATTGGCAAAAGCTCAAGCCTGAGATAGACTGGGATGAGCAGGAAGAAAAGTTAGCAGATAAATTAAGTAAATACATAAATAAAAACAACACAGTTATGAATCAGTCAGTAGTAAAAAGTCAGAAATTCGTTAGAGAGTGGAACGGGCCAAGCGGCACAATCTATTACTTCGATTTAGTTTTAGAGAATGGCGAAGTAGGTCAGGTAGGTGTAAAGGATATGAACAGCCCTAAGATAGCAGTAGGCGCTACTATTCACTACACATCAGAAGAGCGCACTGGACCAACAGGCCGCAAGAGCACTAACTTTAAATTGCAGAATCCTAATCCATTTAATGGAGCAGGAAAAGGCATAGTACAATCAGCGTACGCTCCGCGCAAAGAATCACCTGAAGTGCAGAACTCTATCAGCAGATCAGTAGCTCTAAACAATGCAGTATTATTCTGCAAAGAGACTAAAGGAGCTAAGCCAGGGGATGTGTTAGATACTGCTGAGATATTCTTGGCTTGGCTTAAAGAGGAAGAGGTAAAAGTTAGTTCACCAATTAATACTAAATTAGATGAAGCAAGCGACGATGAAATGCCATTCTAAGCTAACACCGTTCCACGCATGGGTTCGCAGTCACTTTGTGACTGTGAGCCAATTCGCGGAGGTGCTTGAGGTAAGTTACCCAACAGCTCAGAAATATATTAAGCAGCCTCGCACTATGAAGGTTACGCACATAGGTAAGCTTGCTAATATCACTGAGGAAGAGATACCATACATTTTAGAACTAATGAAAGATAGCAAATGAGCCGAGAGTTAGAAAAGAAAATAGCAGATTTAATCTTACTGATTCCATCAGAAAATCAGCACTGTGCACGTAGACGAATTGATAACATCATAAGAGTAGTAAATGAATCTCAAATACCTGAGCTAAATTGGAAGTCTATAAATGGAGAGGTAGAGAGTCTAAACGAGAAGCTAACTAATGAGATGATGAAAGTTATCTGCAACGTTACCCAGGTGGATTGGAGCGAGCTTAAAGGTAAGTGCAGAAAGCGTGAGCTAAACGATGTTAGGCAGACAGCTATGTGGATTATTCGCAAAGGTACTTCTATGAGCTTTTACGATGTAGGCAAGATATTCAATAGGCATCACGCTACAATCCTGCACGCTGTTAGATCCGTAGAAAACATGATTCAAACTGACCGAATGTATAGAGGCCATGTAGAGCAAATCTTAAACCACATAGATAACCAAGATTTAAATAGAGCTTTTGATAGATTAGCTAAATAACCTATCTTTGTAAAATCAATAATCAATTAAACCAAATGACAACAATCTTATTGAAGCGCATTGAAGCGCTTGAAGAGAGGGTAAGGGCGCTTGAAAAAAAGCGCTCAGCCTCTACTAAATTCACTCCCCCATCTTTATCCGACATCATAGACTATACGCAAGATGTAGTATTAGCCAAGCGCTTTTATACATTCTACGAGTCTAACGGTTGGAAGGTAGGCAGAAATTCCATGAAGAGCTGGAGAGCAGCTTGCGATCAATGGAAAGCAAGAGATACTAATCAAAATAAATCTAAAGAAGATGAGCAAAGAATTGGCCGCATTAGTACAGCAGAGCTTCAGTCGTTCACTAAGCGCTGAAGAAAGAGCTATAGCTGAGTGCATTAGCTCACCTAAGTTACACACGCTATCTGAGCAGGAGTTTAGAGAGTTAATTGCTCAGGCAGCTGTAATCAATTCGATTAAGGCTCTACCTTCAGACATAGAAGTAACTATGCTTCAACAACTTACACAAAATACGTATCGCAGTACAAGTATTAAAGACTGGCAGAATGCCTTTCTCTATAACGCTATAGGCAAAGACTTCGAAAGGGTAGAAGCTTTTAACCTATTTAGCATCTCATTTATGGCCGATGTATTAAAGCGCTATGAGGAATATAAGAGCAAAGTATGGCGAGAGCTGAATAAGGCTTTAATCTTACCGGAAGCTGAGATAAAAAGAGCTGAACCTACTGATCCTATAGATGCGCTGCACGCTGACGTAGATAGATGGAATGCAGGTAAAGAAACATGGGTAGAGATATCTGCACCTTACAACTGCCAGCGCCTCTTTAGAAAAGGTATCTATAAGAAATCTATGTGGGCACCTGAAGTATGGGCACGCTTTGAAGATATAGCTAAGCAGAAAGTAGAGGGTAAATTTAAGGCATCTAATAAAGTTATCTTAGGCGAATCTGCACAAACTGAATTTGATGGCTTACAAAAGATTGAGCTCAGCAGACTAATTTACATAGACATTATTAAACAAATTAACAAAGAGAAAGAATGATACCATTTCACAAATCAATTAAATGCTACCGTTTATTTTACGGATATAAGCAGGAATACATAGCCTTTAAGTTAGGCATAGAGCAGAGTAATTACTGCCTGAGAGAAAACGGAATTAGCAATTGGAAAGAGCATGAGATAGAAATACTCAAAGAGCTATTTAAGATAGAGATAAGGGAGGAGAAGCTGTGAGTGAGAATAAAACATGGGTAGATTATTTCTTTAAGAAATCTAAAGCTCAAAAAGGCTTTATCTACTGCTGTAAAAAAACAGTGCTTTGGGTTAATCCTATTAATGGTCATGAGCGTTTAGAAGTTCAATGGAAATATGGTAAGACAAAAAACATTGAAAGAAGAATGAGAATGTACGGTGAGAATTATGAGCTATTGGCTTACTATCCAGTTAACCATTTATCTCTTCGTGAAAATTTTATTCGCCATGATTGGAACATATCTGAAGATAGTAGAGATAAAGATGCAAGAGATGAACATGTAGATTTTGATATTTCAGATATAGTAGAAGATTATGCTAAAGCTGAAATTAGATTATTAAAACCTGATGTCAGACGAGGATTTCAAACTATTGAAATAGATACTAAAGAAGGAATAGAATTTTCTTCCGAGAATGTGTTAATGGAAGTATTACATTTTTAATTATGAATCAGTTTATGTACATAATTTCTCGAAATGAGATTACTCAGAAATTGAATAGGGTAAAAGGAAGGCATTTTGTTTATATTCTTTTAGATAATGATACGGTAATTTACGTAGGGAGATCGCGTAATTTACATGATAGATTACATTATCATAAACATTCAAAAGATTTTAATAGTGTAAATTTGTATGAATATGATACCTATAACGCTTGCTGTATTGCAGAAAAAGAATTAGTCAAGCACTATAAACCTATGCTTAATAAATTATGGGTTAACTACGGATAGCAAAATAGAATAGCAATTTCTTCCACTAACAAGTAGGTGTTAGTAACTAACTTTAAAAGCTGAGCTTATTGCTTGGCTTTTTTATTAACCTTTGATACATGAATCTATTTAGAAAAAAGAAGGAGCCAATAGATTTAAATGCGAAGCTGTTACCTGAGCTGTGCAGCTGCACTATTATACAGTGGAATTACACTGATGACATTGGTTTAGAGGCTACTTATGCTGAGGATATTCCTTTCATGTTTGATGCTCGCAAGTGCGTAGGCATCCAGGCAGAAGTAGAGTTTAGAAAGGATGGTACATACTACGTAGGAGAGCGCACATTAGCGCTGATGCAAGGCATAGATAATGCAATAGTAATAGATGTACCTTATAACCAATTCAAAAAGAATTTTCAGGAGTTAAAATCTAACATAATCACAAATGATTACATCATCTCGCGAGGGTAGAAATGTCATAATTACAACGTGCGAAAGCGCTGATAAATTCTTAATGATGAGCGATTTGCACTGGGATAACCCCCATTGCGATAGAAAGCTACTTAAGGCACACTTAGATAAGTGCTTAGCTGAAAACATCTACTTTGCTGTGAATGGTGATTTATTCTGCTGCATGCAGGGCAAGTATGATCCGCGTAGGAATAAGAATGATATTAGACCTGAGCACAATGTAGCTAATTATTTAGATGCGCTAGTTAATACTGCAATAGATTGGTTTAAGCCATACGCTCACCTGATGGTATTTGTGGGCTATGGTAATCACGAGACTGCAATTATAAAGAACTGTGAGACTGATTTAATTGAGCGCTTTGTTAGCGGATTAAACAGAGAGGCTGGCAGCAATGTGTTAGTAGGTGGATATGGCGGATGGTGGATACATAGAGTAGCTAAAGGTAAGAGCAGCCATTATACATTTAAAACAAAATACTACCATGGATCAGGAGGAGGTGGAGTAGTTACGAAGGGAGTTATTCAAAATAATCGTATGGGGGTAATGATAGATGGTGCTGACTGCATTTGGAGCGGTCACGTTCACGAGCTTTATCATCATGCCGATATGGTAGAGGAATTAACTCACAGCCCAGGTAACGGCTATAGAATTAATATGAGATATGTGCATCATATTAGAACAGCAAGCTATAAAGAGGAATATGATGAGGGATTTATGGGCTTTCACGTTGAACGTATGAGACCTCCTAAGCCATTAGGCGCTTATCTTATGGAGTTAAATTTAGAAAGAATCTTAAAACCTGTTGATACTCACATCATTGTACCTAATTTTGTACAATGGCGGGACAAATAGATTATAACTTTAAGCCTCTTTCAAGGCAATCCGAAGCACTTAAATTCTTATCAGTAGATTCAGATGTTGAAACTATCCTCTATGGAGGAGCAGCAGGCGGTGGAAAGACTATGCTCGGCTGCATGTGGCAAATTCTTAGGCGCTTAAAGTACCCAGGTACACGCTCATTAATAGGCCGAGCCAAGTTAGACACTCTTAAGAAAACTACAATGGCTACTTTCTTTCAGGTGGCTAATGAGATAGGGCTTAAAGCAGGGGAAGATTTTATCTATAATCAACAGAGCCACATCATTAAGTTTAGTAATGGTAGTGAAATTATCTTAGCTGACTTGTTTCTCTATCCATCAGATCCTATGATGACCGATTTAGGAGGCCTTGAAATTACAGATGCATTTATAGATGAAGCTACTGAGATAACTGAGAAGGCTTATTCTATTGTCAGCTCTCGTATTCGTTACAAGCTTAATGAGTTTGGCCTTAAGCCTAAGATATTACTTACATGTAACCCATCTAAAGGATGGATATACAACCAATTCTATTTACCATACAAGAATCAGAATCTTCCTGAGCATAGAGCTTTTATTCAAGCGCTACCTGGAGATAATATACACTTACCCGATTCCTACGTTACAAGCCTTACCCGATTACCTGAAGCAGATAGAAAGCGCTTGCTTGAGGGAGATTGGGAATTTGATAACAGCAGTGATAGACTTTACCTTTATGATGAACTTATGCGCTGCTTTAGAGAGCCAATGAATGTAGGTGAGGGATACATCACAGCCGATATAGCGCGATTAGGTAAAGATAGAACAGTGCTTTGTGTTTGGAGAGGCCTTAGCTGTATTGATATAGTAGTGCTGCGCCAAAAGCGACAGGATGAAGTTAAGGCAGAGATTCAGCGCTTAATGAATCAGCATGGCATTAGACTAAGTAACGTGCTCGCAGATGCTGATGGGGTGGGGGGAGGTCTCGTTGATAGCCTACGCTGCAGGGAATTTATGAATGGTAGTAAAGCTGTGAGAGGCACTCAGTACATGAACTTAAAAGCAGACTGCTACTTTAGACTTGGCGAGCTAATAGATAAGAATGAGATAACGCTACCAATTAAATGGCAAGAGGATATAGTTAAGGAGCTTGAGCTTATTCGCAGAGTAGATCCTGATAAGGAAGGTAAGCTAAGAGTAACATCAAAAGATACTATCAGCCAGCGCACCGGAGGAATCTCTCCCGATATAGCAGATGCTATAATGATGCGAGCTTACTTTGAGCTTAATAGGAATTACACAAAGTACGCATTTATCTAAAACTAAAATAGGCCTGCACGTTTGCAAGCCTATCTCAGAGAAAATCAATAATCATTGCTAAACCAAAAGCAAATTCATGAGTCAAAGATATAGTGCTTAATGCTATGTGAATAAGTATGTGAATAAGATGTTGAAAGCAAGTAAGTTAATAGACTAATTTTGAATCATGAAGAATGAGGAAGCCTTAATACAAGAGGCTGTTATTAACTACATTAACGCTCAATATCCGCGTTTACTTTACTGTGCTTCAGCTGGAGGTGTTCGCACGTCTATGAAGCAGGCAGTAAAGATGAAGAAAACAGGATATGTTAAAGGCTTCCCTGATATCTTTATCTACAATGCTAAGGGCCCATTTTTTGGATTAGCTATAGAAATGAAAACAGCTAAGGGTGTAATGAGTCAGAGCCAAAAGGATTGGCAAGCAAAGCTTATTAACAATGGCTATGAAGCAGTTACATGCAAGAGCTTCGATGAGGCTAAAAAAGTTATAGATGACTACATGGCGCAGTGAAATAGATAGATGCTATAATGAATGGCGCAGAGTAGCAGCAACTGTTACTCGCTTAGACTTGGCTGATGAGCTGCTCCATGACACGCTGCTTAAGATATTAGAATCAGATAAAGATAAGCTTCAAGAAATCCATGATAGAGGCAAGCTAAACAATTACGTGAGCAATGCTATTAGACTCTCTGCAAGATGCAGTAATAGCTCATTCAACTATACCCGGTTAAGATTCGAAAAGATACGCAACGATCTAAAAGATGATATTATAGACGATGTGAATAAAAGCGTAGGGATGAGATTAGAGAATGAGCAGTTAGATATCTTTATCAGTCGCTTACCATACTTTGAGAGGGAGCTATTCTTTCTTTATGCCTTAGATGATTTCTCTTATCAGGAGTTAGCTAAAGAGACTGGCATACCTTTGAACTATCTTTATCGCACAATTAAGAAAGCTAAAATAACACTTAGAAATTCGTTACAAATATGACCAAAGAAAACTACGCTGCGAGGATTGAAATCTGCAATAAGTGCGAAGTATTTAATACTCGCTATAAAACGTGCGGGCCTCCAACTAATGCCATCAATCCATTCGCTAAACCAACTGAGCTTAATGGCCATCTATTTAAGCCATGCGGCTGCCCTATTGATCACTTGGCAATGTATGCAGTTAAGGATTGTCCTGCGAAGAAATGGCCCATCTTAGATGATAGATTGGTAATTGAGAATATGCTTGCCTTCATTGAATCTACAAAGAGAAAGAATCAAGTAACGAGCCAAGATATGAAGGTCATAGGTGAGATGCGAAAGAAGTATACTAACTTAAATTACCCTGGTACAAGCTGTGGCCCATGCGCCAAGAAATACGTAGATGATGTAGAGCAGCGCTTGTTATCTGAGCTAAGTAAATTGGAATCAGCTCAAGCACTAATTGAATTAACTAACTTAGAGCTCACTCCTGAGCCGATACAAAAAAAACGAAGAGCCAAAAGAAAAAAACTATGACACTATTCATTATCTACTTAGTAGGCTTCCTACTTCATTTCACAATCTTATCTCTGAACGTTTACAGACATCAGAGACACTTATCTTCTTACCATTGGTATGCTTATGTGGGCATCTTCTTTACAGGGCTTGTATGGCTTCCTTTTTGGATATACATCACAGTGCTACGTTTTCAACAGCAGAAATAGTTTTTAACATGGTTACTAATTGTAACCAACTTGAAATATATTTGTTACAGGGTGTGATTACTGTTAGACATAAGATTTGATTTAAGGTTATATGCCCTTTGGATGTCCTCACCCTGCATCCTTAGGGCTATATTTTTTACGGGCGGAAGCGATTAACGGCAGCGTAAAGAATGAAAAGAGCTACTGTGGGATAGTAACACAGCTCAGGAGTATGGCTAAGGTATAAGCTCCAGGTTACTTAGGGTAGGCAATTACTCTAAAAGATAGATACCATGTTAGTGCACATTGCTGATGACACTAATTCATAATGGCGAAAGAACTCAAGCGACAAGCAGAGAGATAGTCATTTTAATGAGAGCCCAACACTTAGAGAAATCTTTGTGCTGGATACTTCTATCTCTCATTAGCTCAGAATCTAAGCTCTAAGCAAAGAGTTAATTAGCTAAAGCTAATAGCTAATTAGCAAAAGCTTAAAGTTAATTACACTAATAGATGTAATTACTAAACTAACTAACTAATGAATGACAATAGCTATAACTTTTTGAAGGCACAAGTGAAAATGTTTAACCCAAACTGGAGCGAAGAACAAGTAGATAAAGAATGTGAGCGCATCTTAAATGCAGGAGAAGGTGGAGAGGATGAGGCTTGCTTATATTGTGGATCGTAACTGTTAAATATCAATAATCAATTATACAAATAACCGAATTATGCAAGCTACATTAACATTTGATTTAGAGATACCTGAAGATAGAGACCAACACATGAGATGTGTTAAGGCTTTAGATTTGGTATTATGCTTAGGAAGTTTAGAGGCTAAGATTTACAAAATGCTTAAAAGGGATACTAATACACCTGAACAAGAAGCTTTAATATTAGAGATGGGTGAGCTACTAAGCGACACAATGAAAGAATATTACATTGACTTAGATTTATTAGATCAATGATATTAATACCAGCACAACTTGAATCAGTAGGCACAAGGAAAGATAAGACTCTTAAACTTACCTTTGGAACTAATGAGCTCACTCCGGCACAAGCTGCTGAGCTATTCGGTACTGCCAATCAGTTCGGTTATTTAGCTTTTAAAGATGAGAGCTTTAGACGTGAGGAGTTAGATGCAGTAGAATCGCTTAAATCAGAGTTAGAAGATACACTTAAGAAACCTTCTCAGAGATTAAGGGGTATAATGTTTAGAGTTTATGAAGCTGATAACGAAGGTTTTACTACCTTTGCTAAATACTATGACTCTAAGATGGAGCAGTTAATAACACACTTTAAGAATAAGTTAGCATGAGTGCCAAAGTCGGAAGTAAAATAGAACCAAACTCGGAAGAGCAGCCACAAAATCTAACAATCAAAAAAGATGCGATGTTACAAGCGCTGACATCTGCACTGGGTAATGTAACTGAGGCAGCAGAGAAGATAGGCATACGCAGAGAAACGCATTACGCTTGGCTCAAAGATGATGCTGAGTATGCAGCCGCTGTAGCTTCGCTTAAGAATGTAGCACTTGACTTCGCAGAGTCTCAGCTTAAGAAGCTAATGGAAGGAGCAGAGAGGCAGGCGCTAACTCATGATGGTGAGGTAGTAACGATTAAGGATGCACCTAACACAAGCGCTGTGATATTTTACTTAAAGACTCAAGGCAAGCAAAGAGGGTACATTGAAAGGCAAGAGCTGAGCACTGAGATAAAGAGTATTAACATAACCATAGATGGCACAAATATTTAAGCTATGAGCGAGATAACCAAACGAGACGAAGAAATGTTTATAGCTATAATGGCTCACTTTCATAAAGAGATTCCAATAATGTTTAGTAATCCTGAGGAATTAACTGCGGATAAAAGAGCTGATTTGGAAATAGAAATGTATGAAGAGTTAAAGAAAGCAGGTAGATTAAGATTTAATTATGAGTGATAAAATAATAAGCACTAAGTACAGTGATCAAACGCTCGGCACATACGTAGATTTTATGGCTGCAGGGGAAGATACTGTCTCACAGATTCAAGCTATCACAGGATTAAAGAGAGATGATATCAGGAAGATAGATGTCACACAAATTGAAAAAATTGTGACAGCTTACGCTAATGGTTTAAAGAACGATGAGAAGGTATTTAAGCAGTTCATAGATATAGATGGGATAAAATTCGGCTTTCATCCGAATCTCAAGAGCATGACCTTTGGAGAGTGGTTAGATTTGTCTGAGCTTAGTAAGAACTTTCCTCATCAGCTACCTGAGCTTATGTGTATTCTCTATAGACCGGTAACTGCTGAGATTAATATGCAATACAAGATAGAGGAGTATGACAGTGATGTGCATTTAAAGTATGCGCCTCAGATGCGCAAGCTTAACTTAGCCAATGTTAATGCTGCGCTGCTTTTTTTTTCGACACTCAGCAAAGATTTAGTGACCAATACACCCGCATATTTAGAGCAGGAGCTGGAGAGGCTGAAGAAGGAGATCAGTCAGTTAGCAGAAGAGGTGAAACATTAGCTTCAGTTTATCAGTGGTGGCATGTTATCGAAGAGATGGCCGAGCGCGATGTAACTAAGTTCGATGCTATAACTAAAACAAGAGCTTCAACAATCTTCACCCATTTGACCTATGCGATGGACTACGCTAACAGCATGCAACAAAAGCTAACTTAATTTCCACTATAAAGATATGAGCACAATTAACTACACATACAACGTAATAGTAGATAGGTTTAGACAGTTCGCAGCAGGGCATTTCCAATTGCGTAGGTTTACACATGGTGAGATTAGCCAAGCCGATTTAGAGAAAGAGGCAGAGTGGCCGTGGCTGCACGTTAAGCCTCGCGCTATTAACTACGCTCCAGGTACACGTTCATTTCAATTTGAGATATTCATTAGTGACCTTCCTCGCGACAAAGAAGATAAGACAGGCTACCAAGCGGAGAGCATTACTGATTGCTCACTAATCTTTCAAGACTTAATTAACGAGATTTACTTGGGCAATATGTTTGGCACTGATGTAGTGCTTACTCGCCCTGTCAGCTCTGAGCCATTCGTTGAGCAATACACTCACACGCTAACGGGTGTAACAGGAACAATAGAGCTTAACTTAGATTACGATTGGTCAGCATGCAGCATTCCTGCAAGCTGGAACTATAATACTCCTACAGATTCGCCTTCAGATGGATGGGGAGCTTTGCAGTTTATTGAGAGCTTAGATCAAAATGGAGTATTTGTTAGCCTACTTAATGACGAAGAAGCACCGGGTAACTCTTACTACTATGGTACTGATGAGGCAGGAGTAAAAGGATGGCATGCAATAGTAGATAACATAGGGCTGACTTGCGAGACTTTACCCGAATGCGCTACTATTATATCTATAGTAGATGACATTGCAGCTCTGCAAACTGATGTAGCTCTAAAGGCTAACACTGCTGATTTAGGAGCTACTGCTTTTAGCAATGACTATGATGACTTAGACAACAAGCCAACTATACCAACTTCACTACCTCCAAACGGCGCAGCAGGTGGAGACTTGCAAGGCACTTATCCTAATCCAACAGTACATCGTGTTCACGGAGTAGACTTCCAAAGTGGTACTCCTGCGGTTGACGATACTTGGATATACGTTAGCACTCCATTAGGACCACAACCTTTTCAATGGCAGCATAGCAAACTCAAGACATCGCAAGTACAAAACGATAGCACAGTTACAGGAACAAACGCAGACGATGCGCTTGAGCATTTAGATAGCAGCAAAGTTCCAACAACTCGCACGCTAACGATCAACGGCACGACACAAGACTTAAGCGCAGATAGAACATTCACTATAGCGACAGGCTTAACGGTTGGTACTACACCTATCACAAGCGGAACGGTTGGGCGAGTTCTATTCGAAGGAACGGGCAATGTATTGCAGGAGAGTGCTAACTTCTTTTGGGATAATACGAGCAATAAATTAGGAATAGGAACAAGCAATTTTGTAGGCTCAATTCGATTAGCAGTAAACGGACAAATTGGAGGTGCTACATTTAGCAGCACTTATTTAGATTTAACAGGTGGCACTCCCGAACTTCGTGGTAATAGTGGCATTGGATTTTATGGCGCAGGTGGTAACCATATTTGGTATGGCACTTCAAGTGCTGAAAGAATGCGTCTATTCGCCAACGGAAATTTTGCAGTCGGCACAACAACAGACGCAGGATATAGGTTGGATGTGAATGGCACGGCTCGCTTTGTAAGTGATATCAGAAGTACAACAGGAGTTTACATCGGAACAACTGCAACTTTAGCAGGTGTGTTTCCAACAGGAGTAGGAAGCCGCGAAGGTTTAATTTTGCGTAGTAGTCTTATTCCAAGTGAAACAGGAACAGATTTTTACATCACCAATGCTCAAGGTAACGTAGCTAATTTAAGCGGAACAAGAGCGTTAGTAAATATTGACCGAGGCTTTAACCCAACAAGTGGTACTGGTGTTTATAATATATTTCAAATTGCGCCTACCATCAATCAAACAGGGGGAGCAAGTGGAATAAGCAGAGGTATTTACATAGTACCAACACTAACAGCAGCAGCAGATTTTAGAGCGTTAGAAACAACTGTTGGTAAGGTTTGCTTAAACACTTCAAGCGGTAATACTCTCATCGGCACAACAACAGACGCTGGGTACAAGCTTGATGTGAATGGAAATACAAGAATAACAGGAGGAGGAAATACAACTGGTACAAACGCTCTTATTCTTCGAAATAGTGATAATACAACTCTTGTTTCTTTTACAAATGGATTTACAGCATTATTCACAGGGCTTGTATCCGCACAACAATTTACAACGAGTTCATCTTTTTCTGCAACTTCAGGAACTACTTCTGTTTATAGTTATACAGGCTCAATAGTTCCAACAAGTGGAACAGCTGTATTTAACGGTTGTAATTTATCTTTTACAGTAAACCAAACAGGTGGTGCAAACGGAATTACGCGAGGTCTTTACATCAATCCAACGCTAACAGCTGCTGCAGATTTCAGAGCGATTGAAGTAACGGCAGGAACAACTGTTTTAGCACCTTCAGTAACTGCAAGAGCTTCGTTGAGAATACCGAGCGGAACAGCACCTACCTCACCTGTGAACGGTGACATTTGGTTTGATGGAACAGATATAAAAATGAGAATTGGAGGAGTAACAAAAACATTCACTTTAATATAATAAACAAATGGCTAAAATTCAACCAATCACATTCCCGCTAAACGCAGGAACAGCAACCGAAATGAGCGTTCTCATTCTCAACTTTGAAACAAGCGCAACAACTTGCACTACCTACTATGAATTGAAATCTGAGGCTACTGAGGAAGTGCCTTCAAAGGTTTTAAGCAATGGTAACTACACGCTAACCGAAGAAGAGTTCGCAGCGTGGGGCTTTGACAACGAGTATGTCGCAGAATGCGTAGCGAACGCAATAGGAGTAACAATTTTATCTTTCTAATATGCAACTAACAGAGGAACATTTGAAGCAGTTAGATGCTTTCATTCAAGAGATGCCTACAAAGTTTGGCTTACCATTGATTCAATTCTTCAACAAGATAAAAGAGGAATCAGAGAAAGATGCCTAACGAATCGAGCGCACCAAACTTCTTCGCTGTGGTCAACGATATGGCAAAACGCTTTGTCGAATTGATGCAGTCCGACTATCGCATGAAGCGAAAGGTCGGTCGCAACTTCACGAACGCGGTGGCAAGTGGAACGCTCGAAAAGTCTTTGAAGTATAGGTTGCAAATAAAAGGGCAATCTATCAATATTTCAATTTACGCGAAGGGCAAGGCATCAAACTATTTTCTTGCGCGTGAGAACGGAAGGAAACCAGGAAAGCAACCGCCTGTTGACGCGATTCTTGAATGGATGAGAATCAAACCAATAAAACTACGCGACAAGGAAAGCGGTAAGTTTCAGAAACCAACGGAAGCACTCAAAAGACAAGTCGCTTTTCTTATTGCTCGAAAGATAGGCAAACAAGGCATCAAGGGATGGCACGCTTTCGATTATGCGATGGAGAACATATGGGACGAATACGAAGCGCAAGTGGTAGCAGCATATCAAAAAGACTTCACGGCAACGTTAGAAAATCAACTAAAAGACATTTAAAATATGGCAATTACAATCAACGATCAACCATACCAATACACACCCATCGGTCAGCGACTTATGCTCGTTGCATCTTCAACCAACGTGACAAATGCAGGGTTTAGATTCGTGTTCGACTTCGGTTCTTTCCAAGTCAACGTTCAACCCAACGCACAAAACAAGGGAATGTTAGACCTTGCACCAATCTTTCGTGAATCGTTGACGCACAACCCTTCCATTTTAATGACTTCCAACACAACAGAGACTTCAAGCGTCGCGGTTATTTCTTGCACGATAAAAGAGGGGTGGTTAGTTGACGGAGTGTTCACAGTAAGCGGTAGCGGAATGGCTGACATTGACGATGTGTACGCGTTCTTAGCTGAATATCAAGTGAGAGACGGCTACAAACCAGACCCAAATGTTCGATATGCGTTGGACGGAACGACGAAGTATTTAATGAGCGAACGCACGAACGAAACGCACAAATGGCTTGAAGCACCTACAGGATTTTTTTCTACCGACATCGTTTATATTCCTACGCGATTAGCTGACTATGGTGTAATGTACACACCTTCAGCAACGACATTGCTTCCAGATAACGATTTTGACATTGCAGTTTTTTCAACATACGATGAAAATAGTACTTTGATTGACACGGTTAAAGTAGATTTAAACGACGACGATAATATAGTCAACGTCATTGGTGCTTATCCAATGAATTTGATTGGAGGCGGTTTGGATTTTACTGACGTTAAATTTTATACGATTCAAATTGGAAAAGAAACAGCGTTTCCTATTTATTCGCCTAAGTCACGCGTGTATTGTTTCTACATTGTGCCTGACGATT